TATCAGCAACAGTAGAACCACTTGACATTCTATAAATACTTATCGCTTCCGCAGTGATATTTGTAACAAGGACTCTAAAAGTAGCAGAACCTTTATTAATTACTGCATTGCCTACAAGAGTAACATCTCCGTCACCCGCAGTCAAAGTTACAATAAAGGGAGCTGTATTAACAATCGTAAAATCAAACCACGACCCAACAGTTGCTCCTATTATACCCGATACCATTGCTGCTGCTGTAGGTGTGGTAAGTATTCGCCCTGTTGATGGTGTGATTGTAAAAATAGAATTTGTTAGTAATTGTACTATATTGAGAGTTGCGTTTTGGTCGGATAGTGCAACAGTAGTTCTCTTTCCCATCTTAACAGGAGTAATGGCACCTGCCTCGATAGTAATTGCACCTGTATTTATAATAGTTGCATCTCCACTTAAATTTACGGGAGCAGCAACATTACTTACATTTCCTACAAGTATCTTAGTATTTGCCAATGCAAGGTCTCCTGGAAGAACTCCAGAAGCGGTTAAAGTTCCTGAAACAGTAACATCCTTATCAAAAGTTACAGACTTTTTAACTTCTACTGTGTCAGCAACATCATTAAATAAAAATACCCTAATAAATCTTTTTAAATCTTTAATCATTTGTACCTCCTTTTGATACAAACATATCTACCAATTTAGTAGATACGATTATTGTTCCTACTTCGGTTTGTTTGTTATTTTATCGTACTGAGCTTGTAATATATTTAGAGCATCCTGGACTTTCTTTTTATTCCAGGAGCCAAAAACAGCACCACAAGCAAATCCAATTGCTAAAAATATTAAATCAGTAATCATATTTTCTCCTTATTTTCCCTCTTGTCTCGCTGGAAACTTTATAACCCTTTAATCTTCCACGCATATGCTACCCAAATCCAAACTGTCTGGCCCTCATCCTCTGATTTGGTGGGTGTCGGCGGCGATTCATTTCTGTTTGGGCAGTTGGTCTCGGCCCGAACTTTTTATCAAAACTATCTCCAAACCATTTAGCCTTTATCATATCCTGAGTTTCAACATCTTGTTTTAAATATGCACGATGTACTATCCAATCAGCCAAATCCTGATGATATTGAGTCGGTATTTCTGGAGATAGATTTAAATTAGAATCTGTAAATCTTATTTTGGGAAGTCTTGCTACTACAAGCCAGAGAATATCATCAATTTGTGGCGGAGAAATTATTCTAATAAATCCATTCTCTTCTAAAAACGAATATGTATTCCCCTGAAGCGTCTCCCAAGAATCATAGTACCACATACTATCAAGTTCATAATTAGCACTTCCTAAATCATAATCTACTACAGTAATATCAGAATCTAAAGACCAAACGGTTTTTTGTCTCAGTGGATAACTTAAACTATCTGGTCTTGCCCTTATTACCATAAGTGTCTGGGGATGAAGTTTATAAGTATGAACTCCAGCCTTTAGAGGTATCCTTGTCATAGTTCTGGTAGCTTCTATCTTAGAAGAAACATTGGATTCATCTACCAAAGATTCTAAAACCTTAATTTGTGTATCAACAACACTACTGATTGTTTTTATACCATCATTTGAAACTGTTCCAGATATAGTAATCTGGTCATCTATCTCAAAAGTATTTACTTCTGATTGTCCACCAGAATATAAAAAACCACCAGTAGGTTTTGAAATGGTTTTCGTAGCCGCAACAAAACTAATATTCGAGGTTCCAGTTATAGAAATTAGAGACGGATAACATATTAAACAATAAGACCGTCTTGCAGCTTCATCTCCTGCATCATTAAGATAGAGAGCAAGCTCAGAATTTTTCCACTTATAAGGTTCTACATTATCATCAAGCGTATTTCTTGCATACGCTATTATGTCTAAACCAAGCAAGTTAAGAAATAACCTTATATGGAAATCTTGGAACGTCTTTAAAGGACATCTCCATCGTTCTCATATCTTGAGACATTTTTGTACTTATAGCATGGTCAAGAACTTCAATAACTTCGGGAGGAACTTCTACTTCAAAACCACGTTTTATCTGATATGCCCTACCGTTTACGGAAATAAAAACATCTCCCTGATTATCTTCTCCTTCTTGTTCTGGTATAACTATTTTTACCCTTTTGGGAACTGAAACCTTTTCAAGTAAAATATCTTTAGTTTTCTGAACTTCCTTTGGTGTTGCTTCTATTTCCATATCTTCTTCTTCCTCCAATTTTTATTTAATATTAAAAAATTCTGAGCATAGCTTGCATTATCTCAGGTCATACTCTCTCTATGGCAAGCAGAGTGCGTAAAACTATCTTACAGCAAGATAATAAATGGTATCTCCACTACCATTCATATCGCTATCTGTTCCCAATGTAAATCCCTGTCCTCCACCTTGGGAATCGGAACCAGCATATTCACTAATACCCGCACTTGTAAGTATTGTACGGGCAATGTAAGCAGTACCAGTTTTTTCCTTAAATGCGTAACCTGCTGCCATACCCTTAAACCACTCCATCTTTATCATATTTGAATCTGAAGCGTTTAAAAGTTCAACGTATCTTGGAATAAATCCACACTTAACATTAATAGCAGCACCAGTACCAAGGATAGTACCTACTGCATATCTTTCCTGTGTCATACCCATATGTACCTCCTTTTAGGTTAATGCTACTGCTAAAGCAACAAGTTTTACTATCTGGTCAGTACTTAAAAAATCCAAATCATCTAAGTCCTGACAATCGGTTTTTAACAGAGCCTTTTCCGCAGTAGTTATCGGAATCAATTCTACAGTTCCACCAACAACAACTGAATTGGCAGAGTTAGCAATGTAATTCGTAACTTCGGCGATAAAGATGTCTATTGCACTTGATATTGTTTGTTCAATCTGTTCTCTCTGTGTCATATCTTTATTTGACCTCCCGTTTTTATTTTGTACCCTTTTTATTAAACTTCCTCATCGTTCATTTAAAACTTAAACTCAGAGATCGGTAACTGCACACTCTAACCTACTCATCCACGCATCGTTAAGAATAACTGCTGTCTGCATTGTTTTCCATCCCATACTACCTCTTTGTCCCAATGGGTCAGATTTTGTAGGGGTAGGATTAATAACTATTGGTGTAACTGCATACTTACCCTTTAATGCAACTATTCCATATGCATCTCTTGAAATATACAAAATAGGATAAACGTCAGCATGTGTATTATCAGCAGTAACCATATTTACTCCACTACCAGCATATGCTCCACCAGCAGTCGCACTTCCAGGAATAGAAGTAAATATTGAAGAAAGCAAATATCTACAATCTTCAACTGCACCAATTTCAGCTTCATACGGAGTTAATGTACCATAATCCTTACAATCTATGAAACCAGGCATATTCCTGATGTCATTTTCAAGGTCGGTGTGTGCAATTGCTATAAACGAAGGAAGCACATTTTCGGTATTGAAACTGGGTGTTGAACGAACAACATTTGTTATCTTTACTGAGTTCTGACGTTTCAATGACCTTGTGATAGCTCTCTGTTTTGCAAGTGAAACTGGTGTATTAACGGAAGTTCTTGCTGCACCGTTTGAATAAAATCTATCTGTTACTTTTGTAACTTCCATTTATATGGAAGCGGGGATACCGCTTCGGGTTTCCCTCTCATGGTTTCCCATGAGTCCAGACTGTCGCTTCATCCCCATACCATCAGGGGAGCTTATAGACTCAGTCGTTGCGGCTGCATCACCTATTTGATTTAATTTCTTCATTGTCAAATATAAACCCTCTCTTCTTATAACTTCATCAGGGTTTGTTTTTGAACCCTGACCACCAATAGGAGTAATCCAATTTTTTATTAATTCGATTCCAACCCTTGCTTGTTCTTTTTTGACAATAAGATAAGGTTCAATCATTTCAAGAATAGTGATAGCCTTTCCATTACTATAAAACCAATCATAAGTAGTTTTATGTAAAATAGAACTTTTTGTTCTTGCTTTAAATCTACCATCAAAATTCTCTACCAACCATAACATTAATTTTTTACTGGTATTGGTAATAGTAACAGTCAAAACATATCTTGGATTTATTGTTCTATATCTTCCAATTTTCATTTTTGATATAGAAATATATCCATCAGAATCTATAACACCAGCTAAATAATTTAAAGTTTCGGTTGTCAGGTTAAGCTTGCTTCGGGTTATCATAGCTAATTTTCTTGCCATAGCCTTAGACTTTCCCGTTATTCACTATAAGTTTTCATTATACGTTACCGTATAAAGACGCATTTATGTTTACGTTAGTTCCAGCCTTTACTACATTCCACCTAATTGTTTCTACCGTTCTTGCGGCCTGTTCGCCCAATATTACAGTCCCTTCTTTTATAATGGGGTCTTCGTGTGTATCTGCAACAATATCTGTAATCTCAACAACGCTCAATCTGTTACTTTTATAACCATTTTTCAATGGCGGAGAAACCTCTTCGGATTTCTCTCTCGTAGTTACCTACGAGTTCAGACTATCGCTTTAACCTCTCGGTTATTTTCTCGTTTAGTCGTTGCGGTTGCTCCAGTGGCATTAAGCTCCCTTATCTTTAAATAAAGTTCCTCTCGCCTCTGTAGTTCAGGAGTTTTAATATGTTCAGGCTTTTCTTGTAATTTTATTTTTTCAACAAAAAAGCTAATAACATTTTCCGCATGAGCTTTTTTAATCCTAAGATACGGCAATAAAGCCTCAGCTATAGCTTTAGCAGAAAAATAATATACCCTAAGTCTAAATATATCTTTTCTTTTCTGAACACATTCCATTTTAATATTACCACCAAAATATTTCTGAATTAGCTCAACTATACTTTTATCTGACATTCCTATAGAAAAATAGGGAGCATAGCTTGGGTTCCAGTTGGGATGTTTTTTCATTTTATAAATATCCTTCATAATTCCAAATGTCCCTTCGCCATCTACAATTCCTGCTATGTAAGCTAACTCAATTTCATCAAACATGGAATTGCTTACCTCTGATTGTCCATAAAATATGGAGTTCCCAGTAAATTAGAGAAAATTTTACTACGGCAATCGTGTTTACCGTATTGTCTGAGAATCGCAGTAATATCCGTAAATGCTAATTTAATACTTGTAGGAGTTACACCTTCGATTAAAGGTGTCGTAGCAAGTGGTAAATGCTCATATCTCCTAAACTTCATTGCCTGTGTCTTATTCATCGGCAATTCTTTTGCTTGCCCAAACTTTTCAAGAACAAGATAAGGCATACCACGTTTAAGTAATTCCACCACAACATCACTTATGTTACGATATAACCGATTCCGTTATATCTCTTACGGTTTCCCGTAAGGTCAGACTATATCATCAGACTTATATTGTCTGTCCCAAGCTTCGAGTTCTCTTGAACCCTACTCCCCGAAGGGATAGTCGTTGAAGTTACAGAATTGCGATAAAGCTTTTTAAATTCCTCAAAAAACCATAAATCTTCACTTGCGTAAGAATTTTTATTTGCACTATATATCTTATCATTTTTACATTTAGTGGCAAGCAAAAGCCTTCTTTCACAAAATGAATAGAGTAAGTTAGCTCTATCATGTTTACTTGTTAGCATTGTTAATATTGGATTAAGTATTTTGTAACAATGAGATATTTTTGTAGTAGCTATTGTCCAACATGGAAAATATCTTTCTGGAATTTTTTTCGACATCCATCTCATATTAACCCCAAGCCTACTACAAATATCTGTTACTTTTTTAAGAAGTTCCTGAGAAGTGTTTGTAATCCCGATTTCAATACCACAATGAATCTCATTTTTAAATTTTGATGTTTTCATACTTATATGTCCTTCTCCATCCAATATTCCCGCTAACCAACCTAATTCACAATCTGTAACTTGCTGATTGCCCATTTCTATTTTTTCCATATCATACCTTCCTATTTCTCTCTTTGTTAGCTGAAAGGTTTTTAGGGGTTTCCAGCAGTTCATGGGATTTAAGCTGCTCATTGTTATTTAAGCAGCAGTACGTGGAGAAATATCTCCGAAAGTGGTTATATTATCAGCCATAATCTATCTCCTATTTAACAGCCGCAGCCTCCGCAAAAGCACCTTCATAATCTTCAACTTTTTTAGAACCTCCGCCTGTTACTGGACTTTTCTTTCCTTTAACAACTTCAAGGCTTTCAAGCCTCTCGTCTTTTTTGATTTTTGTCTTTACTTCGTCAGAACTGGATTCTTCTTTAGTAATCGGAATATTGTTAGCTTCTTTGTAGGAAGTAATTAAGTCTATAACTTCCTCTGTATCTCCCTCTTCGATTATAGCCATATTAGCTTTTTTTCTTGCTGGAGATAAAGTTTCAACCCACTTAACAACATCTTCTTTTTTGAAGGCTTCTCCATAATCTTCATGTGCTTCCTTAATAGAACCTAAATGAATAGCCGCTTTAACCTCATCGTTTTCAGCAACTATCTTTTCTACGCTCTTGATAGGAACTTCATACGTTTTGGAAATTTCTTCAATTACATCCTTTTTAAGTTGTTCCAATTCCTTTTTACGAAGCTTTGCCTCATTTCCAGAAATATAAGCATAATCTTTCAAATATTCCGTCAATTCGGCATCCTCTGGTTGTGCTTCGGGTTTAGGCTTCCCTCCCCTTGCTTCGTCTATAGCAAAAAGTTTATCTTCAAGTTCCTTAGCTTTTTTAGCTAATTCATCTTTTTCTCTTTGCTGAGACTCAATCATACCTTGAAGACTTTTATATTTTTGTTCTACTTCTTCATAGGTAGGTTTGTTATCGCCTTCCGTCTGCTTTTTTAAAGCTGCATCTTTCTCGGCTTGGGTTTCTTCTTCGGTCTTACCATCTACTTTTTTATCAGTAGTTTTGGTACTGTCCTCTTGTCCACCTTCCTTAGATGCTTCTTCAAATAATTCTTCAAATTCCTTATCTGGCATTTAGCCCTCCAAAAATAAGCTACAAAATTTGGGGTTTGTAACCCTTTCTTGTAGCTCTTAGATTTAGCTTACTTCTCGATTTATATATATTATAGCATATTATATATATACTTGTCAAGTATTATTTTTGACCTCTTATAATGAAGGAATTAATCTATCTATAACATCAAGGTCTGAATCTTTAGTGGTTTTATTTGCCTTAGATTCCATATGTTTGCCCTTTGCTATAGTATAAAAAACTTCGGCTTCTTGCATTTTCTTAGCTAAATCAGCAGATTCCTTATCCTGCATACTTGCTTTAATCTGTTCAACTTCTTCGTCAGTATGTAAAAACTCAGACAAATCGTCAGTAACCATCATTTTTATTTTCTCACGTAAGAAATTACCTGTTTTAATATATATTCTTTCTTCTGGACTTAATGATTGAGAAAACATTATAAGAGCTTGAGTCTTCAACTCTTTCATTAATAAAGCAGTAGAACCCCTTGTAATTACTTTATATTCTCCTTTAATATCATTGTTTTTATTAAATTCCATATTCCACTTATATAAAGAATCTAAAAAACTTTCATTACAGTTATCAAAAGATTTTATCACTTCTTTTATGGAAATAGTATGCATGGGCCACTTTGCTGCAATCTCACTAAAGTTCTTTTCTCCAGTTCCCTTATCTGGCTCTGTATGCAACCACATTGGAATAGAAAGCTCAAGGTCTGCTATAGACATAGCCTTATCGAAAATAGACATCAATTCGGTTACATGGCTTTCAAATTCAAGTGGTTTAACAGCATCGTATTGTGCATCAATTCCCCTACCCCATCTTTTCCATACTCTTCCTGGTGCTACATCTTCTGGGTCTTCATCTGGAGCCAACAAATCTGTATTAACAATAGTTTGTGGGCCTGCGACTTTAGCGGCATTATTTAATGTCTGCCTCATCGCACCCCCCATAGTCAATTCCATGTCACGTGCAATCTTAGGAAGTCCAGTTCCAAAAATAGATGTTTCATCCTTATCAAAGTAAAAAAAGTGGTAAATATCAGTTAATGAATCCATATTTACTGGAAGTGGATTTTTTATAAATTTAATAACCCTATTCCCTAATAACCATATATTACAAAACATCTCTCCATCAAGGGCTTCTTCTTCAACATTAAAACCCATAGCACGAACATATGTTGCATCTATATTTCCCCATCTACATAATAATTCATATTTTCCTACTCTGGTATCTCTTATTTTGGTTTTATCAACAGTTTCAATGTCTATTTCCCACTGTTCATAAGCTGCATTTCCACTGGGTTTTTCCCTTATAAAATTTAAAATTACATCTTCAAAAAATCCTTGCTTTTTAGCTAATGCTCTCAGTTGATGTTTGTTAAGTATTTTTCTTGTCCATATATAATCACAGTCTTCAAGATTAACTACTGTCATATCGGGATAACAGTCCCATATTCGTAAAGCCTCGCCAGATGGAGTATGACTTTCCCCTTCCCTTACTTCAAACCCAGTTGGAGTTTCTTCATAATGAACATCTTTTTTCTTATATGCAAACGGGCCTTCGATTATGCCGCATCCATATCTTATCCCAGATTTAATAACGCTTTTTTGGATAGCCCTTATTCCAATTTCTTCAAGTTGGTCATCCATTTCTATTTCCATCTTTTCACATCTTGCTTTTGCATATTGAGATGCTGCCTGTTCAAATTCTTTCTCGGTAACTTTAATATCCTCTCCACTTATGTTGGGTTGACCTTCTTGCTGACCAGCAGACATCGCAATTTGTTTTTTAAGAACTAAGATAGAATCGACTATCTCTTTAGCTACTTCCTTTGACAGTCCAGGTTTCTTTGTAGGCTTCATAGTCCAGTTTTTATCATTGTCTGATAATACTATATTATTTAAAATAGAACGTAAGGCACTCTCTTTATATCTTGTATATTTTACATATACCTGAGAAGAGGTTTTGGGAAGTTTAAGCAATACATCGGGATCATATTTTCCCTTGCACTGACGAAGAGATTCAGTCCACTCTGTTTCCTTTTCTCTACGGAGAATTTTGTTTTCAAAAAATTCCGAGTTAAGAGATAACCCTAACTGTTCTATTAAAAGTTTATTACCTTCTTCTAAATCTTCAAGTCTCATTTAGCCTCCTATCCCCAAAAACAATATCCGCAATAAAAGCAGGTATAAGCATAAATAGTTGGTCTTTTGGCAATCTTTTCTTTCGTACACCAATTGGGGTTAGAATTACAATGTTCACATTTTCCTCTAATTAAAACTAACATGTTCCCTCCATTTAAAAATTTATTCCTTCTTTTATTCCATTAGGAATATCTTTGTTGATTAAACTTTGAAGGTCATCTATATGAAAATCTTTATCTGCAAGTTTAACCCTACTTGCTACATCTTCAATTTTCTTAATACACTCTTCTGGGCTATTGCCAAGACCCACTATTGTAGCAACTCTATATAAACCAGGAATTATCCAATATAAATTTTCCTTCATACGAAACATTCTAAGTTTAACCCATCGTCTATCTTCTGGGTTTATTTCTATATTAGTCCAGTGGTCTTTAGCCCATTCAGATTTTATAACAGCACCAGCACCATATCTTGCTGTTGGCCTAAGGTCTATCAAATTACCACCAGCACCTTCCCATATAAACTCAGCAAGATTACTCCAAATTTCAAGATGAACTGATGTTGGGGCTGGCATAGGACAGCGAAGCGTGAAGTCAATTAAATATCCTATTTTATTTTGTACTCTCATTTCAGTAGAAAAAAAAGTTCTTGCTTTTGCCTTTTTAAAATATGGGGAAAGTTTTTTATTTACATCTTGCATAATTTTTGGAAGCTGAGAATCCAAACAAATTTTTCCAATATATCCTGCATTATCACTTTCATATCCATACATACACTGTCTTGAAAAAATACCATCAATATTAAATCCATCATATCCAGGTTCCACTCCATCAATCTTTTCTTCAACTACAAATTCTATTTCATTTTCGGTAATCCCAACTTTATGTAAAAGCTCTCCCATGTGCTGTGCCATTGTTACATTCCATTTCGTATGTTTAAAAGTATTTCCTGTCCAACAAACCTTTCCATTCCTTCTAACTAAAATAGAATGAAACGGTTCAACGTTTACATCATAAATAAACCCCTTATAATATGTCTCTTTTATAGAGTTTTTATTTAATAAAATATCCTTGGTTTTCCTTGAAGAAATACTATATTCCACATTCCATTCTTCTTTTCTTTTCCGTTTTGAAATACTTGCTCCATTTCCAGACATCAATAAAAGAACTTGTAAGCCATCTGCTAATAATGGAGAGGTTGTATAATATCTACTATATTTTCCTTCCCTACATCTGTCTCCCCTTAAAAAAGTATCAAGCAGTATTTTCTTAAAATTAGGAGACAATAAGAAAACATAATCAGGAATTTTTTTAGTATTACACCTATAAATATCTCCCTCATAACAAGAATCGGCTAAACAATAATATAAAGCCTTATTATAAATACTAAATCCAACTTCCATTTCAATATTATAATTATAACCAAGAATGTCTAATATATCTTTAATTTCTTGCCATTTTTCAGGATGCACTTTTTTTGATTGTGCAATAGATATTCTATATTTATTTTTAGGTCTATCTAAACTTCCCTCACTTAAAAACCATCCTAAAAAAGTAAGCCAACTTTCCATTTTAACATTTTTTTCTATATATTTATGCGTTGGACTTAAAACTGATGGAACGGTAAATATTTCTGGCTCTTGTCCATTAACTAAGCAGGTACTTGGAAGCCTATATGAAAACCAATCTTTAATTTTTTCTATTGGTAAATATTGCCATTTTTTTAGTGTATAATTACTCTTTACAAAAAATTTATGTTTTGGAGTTACCAATAAATTAATACTTCTTCCCGTTATCTCAAACATCTTTCCTTCATAATAAGATTCAAAATAATGATTTATTGGAACAAACTCAGCATCTCTGGTATTTAAATCCATAGAAAGAACCTTATCTTCTTCAAGATTTAATTCCCTAAAATATAACCATCCCTTATCTGTTAAAATTTCTGTTTTGTCGTCTACACATTCACAGTCGCCTCTAAATAAATTTATTTTAATAACAAGGTCATCATGTTCTTTCATATAACTTATTAATTTTTCCACCCCGACAATTTTAATACATTTATGACCTTTTGGTTGTATTGGCAATCCAATTTTTTTCATTAACTTTTTACATTCCCATCTATTATTTTCCAGAACTTCTATATTAAATGGAGACCATACCCTTCTTCCTTCTTCTCTTAAGTCCTTGGCTATATCCTTACAGTATGTATCTGGAAATACAAACAAATCTACATCATCTTTCCCCTCAAAAAAATAATCTATCCTATGAATACTATCTGCATCTTTACCAGTAAGTGATGTAGCAAATTTAGGAAAGGCTGCTGCCCACGGTGAAAAAAACTCAACCCTTCCAAACTTTTTAGCAAGTGTAACAGCTATCTCAGTTGCCATGCCGAAATCATATACTCTTACACATTTATTCTTTAAATCTGTTTTTTCCATTTAATCGTCTTCTATTTCACCTTCAATTTCTTCTGGTAAGTGTTCGTCATCAATGTCTCTGCCTTCCTTTATTCTTGGTTCTTCCATATTCACAGACCAGTATATGTTGGAGGAAGGTAGTTTCTTTTGCGTATTGGTCTATCTCCACGTCTCTCATTCCTTCTTATATGTTCCTGGAAGTAAAGTGCTGCATACTGCAATGCATCATGTGGATGACTCCAACTATTTTTTCTTGGATTTCCAAGCTTGTCCTTAACATATCCTTTATTAAATCCTTTTCTAAGTTCAGTACAATTGGGAGACAATTGTAAACAGGGAACTCCCATATCTCCAAGTTGAGTTAAGAAAAACTCTACTGCACCAATCCTTGATACAACAGAATTGGTAGTAGCTGGATAAACAATACATCCTGGAAAAATTTCCATTATTTCTTCATAACATGTTCTTTCATCTGTTTGACTTCTAACTCTACCAGCAGGGTCTCCAGTAAAAATTATTTTATATCCTCTATACTTAGTAGCTATGAGAGGTCTAAGAATATTATTTGCAAATCTACGTATCCCCATAGAATCAGAAACATATTCCTCTATTATATTAAAATGTCCACGTGGAGATATTTGAGTAAATATAGCACTGGGGCATAATCCAAAATCTAAGCCAATAACAACTTCCCTTCCTTCCACTGGATTTAGAACTTCCTTGGCAAGGTGTAAATTATCTACCCATGTAGATTCATAAACCAAATCTCCTTCTTTTACAAATCCGTATTCGTTGTCTATATATACCCTTAACCATTCAGGGTCTTTTCCTTTTATTATTTCAGAATAATAATCATCTGGTAAAAATTTAATATTCTCTGCCTCTACTGACCTTGCCGATGGCTGTATAAACTCTTCTACATTATCAGGTTTATCAATTTCAAACAATTGATGCCACCATGAATCTTCTTCTGGAGCATTTGTATCCATAATTACTCCTTTCCACGTACAAGGAACATCTTTAATATTAAATCTTCCTACTCTTGTTGTGAGATGGTCAAAAATAACCTTAGGTATCTCCCTTGCTTCGTTTATCCACGCACCAGTAAATTCAGTAGACAAAAGACCCCTAACATGTTTAGGAGTATCTAAAGCTCTAAAGCTAAATTCTATTATACATCCTGGAAATGCATCTATAATATAATCATGGTCTGCAACTTTATAAATACCAAAAATTCCATTTGGAAGCCATTCGAGAACTTTTCTAATTGTACTGTCCTTTAAACTTGGATATGTATTCCTAATAATAACAAATCGTGAATATCTAATTCCGTCTCTTGGATGCGGCTGTTGTTCCATCCCATGTTTTATAAGTTTCCAAACACAAACAGAAGATTTT